ATGCAGGCGCATGGCGTGGGGCATACTCTGCCTGCCCCACACCCCATTTCTATGAGAATATTCTACACCCTGTTTTTCTGCCTTTGGTCAGCAGCATTACTGCAGGCACAGGTGATTACCGCCCCAGATTCCATCAAGCCTGGCTTGGGCAACCGGGAGCAGCAGCTAAAGCGAATCAAAGAACGGCAGAAACGGCTGTTCAGAGACTCTGTGGGCGGCACGGAGCCCGCCAACACCTTTCTGCTGGACACCACCCTGTTCAACAAATACGGCGACCTGCTCCATGACGACCCTGAGTACAACCCGCGCCAGCCCCTCTGGAAACCTGTGGCGCAGGTGGTGGGCATCAATGCCGTGTTTATGGGCTATAACCGGTTCATTGCCAAGGCAGATTACGGCTACGTGAGCACCCAGTCCTGGAAACGCAACCTGCGCACCGAACCGGAATGGGACACAGATGAATTTGGGATCAACTTCATTGGCCATCCGTACCAGGGCACCCTCTACTTTAACGCCGCCCGTTCCCAAGGCTATACTTACTGGCAGTCACTGCCCTTCGCCGTAGGCGGAAGCCTCACCTGGGAGTACTTTGGCGAGAACACCCTGCCGTCTTACAATGACCTGATCTATACGCCGCTGAACGGCGCCGCCCTGGGCGAAATCCTGTACCGCTTGAGTTCCAACATTCTGGATGACCGCACCACCGGCCGTGAGCGCGTGATACGGGAGGTAGCTGCCGGGCTGGTAAACCCCATGCGCGGCCTGAACCGCCTCCTGCAGGGCAAAACCCGGCAGGTGACCAACAGGGAGGTCTACGAGAAGGAACCCATCAACCTGACGTTCTTTGCCGGGGTGCACCGCCAGAACCAGGAGCAGGATGACGTCTTCGGCGACGGTGACACCAAGGTGATGTTCAACGCGCAGCTGGACTACGGCAATCCGTTTGAAGTGCAGAAGCGCAAACCCTTTGACCTGTTCCGGTTGCGGGTGGAACTGAGCGCCGGGGGCAAAGACACCACCGCGGGGGTGATCAACAACATCACGGGCTACGGCATTTTGTTCGGCAGAAACGGCAAACTGGGTAAAATGGACCTGCTCACCGGTTTCTTTCAGTACTATGACTATTCAAACAAATATTTTTTCTACACTGATAATCAATTACTTATAGGCGAAAAAGTGTGATGTTCAAACCTTGAACACCCCAATGTGCAAACGAAACGGGCTGTTTTTGTTCAAACTGCCGCCAAAAATAGGGTGACCGATCACCCCAAAAACAAAGAAGGGAACCCGCTCTGGATTCCCTTTTCTTTTATGCGAAGTACAGGTTCGCTTCGGTGGTGCGTCGGGTCACCAGACCTTTCACCTTCACGCCACCAGCGTTCACCCACTTCTGGAACTCACCAGCGATGGTCGCGTCGCTCGGATCATTGTTCACCTTCTTCAGAAGGGTGGACTTCCGCAAAGCTTCCGCGCCGCAATTGTACGCAAACGATACCAGCGCGTCGTACTGGTTCTGGTTGACCGCTCTGGTCAGGCACTTACCGACGAAGAATTCAAAGACCTTCAGATCGTTCTTCAGGTACGCTTCCGCTTCTTCCAGCGTACAGGTGTCACCCAATTTTACCGCCTTCCCATTCGGGTACTTCGTGGTGCCGTACCCGATGGTCGCCACCTTCGCACTACACAGGTACGCCTTCAGGCGCAACCCTTCGAACCGCTTTATCAGTTCGATTCCATTCTTCGAAATCTTCAAGGTTCATACATTATTTTTTATTCTTCGATCACACGGATGGTGATCTGGTGGGTGTTGTGAGCCAGTGACTGGTCACGTCTGGATGTGAATGATTTGTAGTACCGACCGTCATCGTTCGGGATTATGCCTTCGGTCTTCAGCGTGTCCACCAGAATCTTCGTTCCAGCCGCGACGTTCTCCACGTCCATTCTGGATCTGAACACGATTTCCAGTTCAAAGACCGTGAACGGCTGGATACCAGCTTCCGCGATCATGAGTTTGAACCGCTCGTTCCACTCTTTCTTCACCGCGTTCCGCTTCCATCGGTTCACCGAATACGCTTCGTTAATCGACAGCCACTTCCCCAAAAACTCCAATCTGTACTCTTTCACCATACATATTTAAATGGATGGGTCTGGCTTGTTTGGGTCAGAAAAAAAAGTTGAAATATTTTCGGTCGAAAACGGTCAAAAACCAAAACGGCGACTATTTACAGATATATATACCTATAGAATAACCTTAAAAAATAATCACATGAAGAATGTCATTTTTAACAACCGATGGAAAATTCAGGAACGAGAAATCACTGAACCTTTTATTTAATTCAAGCCGCGTCAACAACGCATCCAAGACCGTCTATATGATGGATCTGAAGAACCGATTCAACCCGAAAACACTGGATGAATTGGAAGCATTATTCAACCAGTATTCGAAGATGAATCTGGATGAAGCCAGTCAATACGTGTACGATTTCCAGACCGTACATTTCAGCGGTGAGAGCCGCCACAGCTTGGAAGAAATAAAACTGTTCGTTTACGATGTCTTCATCCGCAGATCCATGCGAGGTGGTGACATGGAGACCAAAGCGAAGAACCACTTCAACGCCACCTTCTCTGGTGACACAATCACTTTCAAGACCGTACCGACCGATTTTGATTCAAAGTACGCCGTCGATCTGGTGTACGGCAACAGCACCGCGAAGTGTGTGGGAGCCATTCAGATCAAGCCAGAGACATACAAAGGGGTTGACCCATCCATCATCAAACGAGATACGGACAAGAACACCAGTTTCACGGAGAAATACGACAAGAAAGTACACTGGCTCTACTATAATTCCAGCGGCCAATTTTCAAACTTTTATGAAATCGTGGATATAATAAAAGACGAATTGAACACCCTTAAAAAATAATTATATGAGAATTGAAAGACCTATCAAACAAAGACCACGCGGACAGATTTATCCGCGTGGTTGCAGAAGACAAGACAGCAAGAAAGAACTTTAAATCCTATCTGATCCGAAGGTTCGGGTACTACACCGAAGCATTCAACGACAATTACCAAGACGCAATCCTGAAGGCATATGAAGCCATCCTGAAGAAAGGATTCACCGCCGTAGATGACAGCGCGTACCGCGACTATTTCTACACCACATTCAGGAACGAGTATGTGAACACCAACATCGCGAACCAGAAAAAACACAAAACCCATCTGGATGTCAGCGGCTCAGAAGAAAGCTTTTTGGGCTATACCTACGGCGAAGGCGAGTTCACCGTGATGCCGAAGCACCACAACCAGAACGACCAGCTTGACCAGAGCAAACACCAGACCCATCCAGCATTTATATATATAGAGGAGTACGGCGCGGCAAGCGAACGCGAGTTGAAAGAGTATATCGACAAAGTGAAATCACACCAGATCAAGAACAAATATCTGGATCAACTACCGCCGCACCTTTCCAGCGTCTTCAGACTTAAATACTACAACACGTCGGTGGACTCCAACAAGAAATCCAGAAACATGACATACAAGGAGATCGCGAAGAAACTGGAAATCAGTTTCGACATCGTTCGGAACCGCCTGTACGAAGCGCGACAACTGGTGAACAAAATGCTGGAAGAAGATCCAGCCATAAAAAATATCGACAGCGAATGGAAGAAAAGAATGTAGGGAGAAACCCGAAAGGTGCTGGACGGAAAGTCGGTTCAGTCGCGACCACTACAAAGGTGAAAGGAAAGGATCTGAGAGAAGGTATTGACACCTTCCTTCAGGACACCTTTGTGGATGTGATCAAAGCATACAACACCCTTCCACCGAAAGACAAAGTGAACTTCTGGCTGTCACTGTACAAAGGCCGTGACGGTAAGACCGATGACGTTCCAGCCTTCCTGAAACAGTTGATGGGTGGTGGGATCAACATCCTTCCAATCGCACCAGAAAGCGATGAAGATCTGGAATCATAAAATAAAATACTATGGGTGAGTTTAAACATAAAAGTCAATCAATGGGTCGCGGATAAGCTGATCCCATCACAACACAGATACATCATATTGAAAGGTGGCGGTGGTTCTGGAAAGTCCATCGGTGTCGCTCAGAAAATAGTTTTGCGGATGGTTACCGAAAGGAACCACCGCTTTCTGGTTATAAGGCAAACCGCCACCACGCTCGCGGAATCCGTCTTCAGGACGTTAAAAGACACCATCACCGACATGGGTTTCGCTTCGCTCTTCGAGTTCAGGACACAGCCGCTGAAGATCATCAACAAGTACAACGGGAACGAAGTGCTGTTCTACGGCATGTCTGACAACGGCGCGGAGAAGATCAAATCTATAAAAGGTATTTCTGGTGTCTGGTATGAGGAAGCCAGTGAAAGCACCAAGGAAGAAGTACTTCAGCTTGACCTTCGCCTTCGCGATGCCACGGGTAATTACCCACAGATCATCCTGTCTTTCAACCCGACATCTGAGACGCTGTGGCTGAAGGAAGAATTCTTCGACAAAGACGTGGATGAAGACACGCTGGTGATCGAATCCACCTTCCGTGACAATGCCTTCCTGACCAAAGAGTACAAGAAAGCGTTGATGGGTCGTATCAAAAATGACGCGAAGGCCAAACAGGTGTACCTCGAAAATAAATGGGGTACGGAGTCACAGGAAGGTCGCTTTTATAAGAAGTTCGACGAATTCAAGCACGTGTCGAAGAAGGTCAAGTATGATCCAGACAAAGCGATTTATATGTCTTGGGATTTCAACTTCCTCCCGCATTCCACCACGCTTCTGTTCCAGCTACACGATGACACCACCATCCATTTCTTCGATGAGATCGCGATGAAGTACCCGAACAACTCCATCAAATCAAACTGTCAGGAATTCAAACGCAGGTACCCACATCATCACTCTGGACTGTACGTCACAGGTGATCCCGCTGGTAAGGCGAACAGCGCGGCCAACAGCGTGAACGATTACAAGATCATCGAACAGGAACTGACCGACTATTCTCCAGAATTTTATGTCGATGGTGGTCACCCGCCACAGAAACAGCGCGGTCAGTTCATCAACGACATTTTCGAAAACAACTTCGAAGACATCACGGTGTTGATCTCACCAGACTGCAAAATTCTGATCAATGACTTCTCCTACCAGAAGGAAGACATCAAAGGCAAGGTGAAGCCGAAGGCGAAGGACAAAGTCACAGGCTCCGTTTACGAAAAATTGGGTCATGCCAGTGACTGTTTTGACTACGCGATGTGTAAGGTCTTCGAAGTCGAATGGAAGATATTCCAGCGCGGGAAGACCGTCCTTCCGTACGTGATCGGTTACAACAAGCGGTCATCCAGATATCTGTAAACACAAGCATTCTTCACCATTTAAATATGTATAAATAAATGGTGAAGAATGTACTTTTTAACCCCTTCCGATTTTGATCTGATCATCAAACAGGAATCCATTTCCCAGATCACACAGTCAGACCCGACCATACTTGAAAACGCCGTGGACGTAGCCATCGCGGAAATCCAGTCATACCTGAAACAGAGGTTTGACGTGAACGCGATATTCACGCAGCCGACCGCCACCAGAAACGAACAGATCGTGATGTACGCGTGTGACATCGCTGTTTTCCACCTTATGTCACGGGTCAACCCACGCGCCGTCTCAGAAGCCAGAATCGCGAGATATGACAACGCGATCAAATGGTTGAACATGGTGAGGAAAGGCGAACTGATACCAGACCTTCCACTGATCCAGACCGAAGAGACCGCCACCACCTTCTTTTATGGTGGTAACAAGCCTTTCCGCTACGGCTTATAAAAAATAAGAATATGTAAGTGAATATACTGAGTAATTGGGGGAGCCGAATCAACAACTTCCTGAACAAGCCACAGCCAGAACACACGCGTCTGGACAAGAATTTCAACAAGCTTCCACAGTCACAGGCCAGAAAGGACGTACAGGATCTGAACCACGCCATCGAAGCGGCTGGTTCCATCGCGAACCCTTCGCGGTACCGCCTGTACCAGATTTACACCAACATCCTGAACGACCCAGAGATTTACAGCCAGATCCAGAGCCGCTTCAACAAGACCTTCGCCAAAGACTTCAAACTGGTGGACAAGAACGGGAAGGAAGACGCGGAGAAGACCGCGCTGTTCAAGACTTCATGGTTCCGTAACTTCATGAAGTACGCGCTGGAAGCGCAACTGTACGGTCACTCACTGATCCAGATGGGTGACATCCAAGACGGCAAGCTTTCCGAAATCACACTGGTGGATCGTTTCCACGTCAAACCAGAATTGGGTCTGGTGGTGGCTTCATCTTTCGATGTGGTCGGTGTGGACTACAGAGAACCAGAGAAGGCCGCGTGGAACATCGAGATCGATGAATGCGGTTTGGGTGTTTTGCTGAAAGTAGCCAAAATACTTCTATACAAGGATATGATTCTGGCGGCAAACGTCCAGTTTGCCGAACTGTTCGGGATGCCGCTTCGCGTGGGTAAAACCGACATGCAGAACCAGACGAAGATCGAGCGTATGAAGAACATGCTGGACAATGCTGGCGCGGCTGGCTGGATGGTCGTGGATGAAACCGAACTGGTGGAATTCATCGAAACCACCAAAGGCAACGGCGAAGTGTTCCAGACTATTCTGACATACATCGACAACCAGATCGCGAAGGTGATCCAAGGTCAGACCATGACTTCCAACAACGGTTCCAGCAAAGCACAGGCCACCGTCCACGAAGGTGTCGCGGAAGACTACGCCGAAGCCGACCAAAGGAAAATGGAGTTCATCGTGAATGACCTTCTGATCCCGAAACTGATCAAACACGGGTACCCGCTGAAAGGTCTGACCTTCCAGTTCGACACCTCAGTGAAAACCAGCCTGACCGAAAAGTTCACATGGGTGAAGGAACTCCTGAACACTGGCAAATACGAGATTCCTGAAGACTACATCATCAAAGAATTCGGTATTCCCGTGATCAAATCTGACATCAAACCCGCCGTACCAGTAGCACCGAACCAAGACGAAGACACCGCTGGAAATTTTTAAATACCAGTGTGGAATTCCATCACCGCCACACTGGTGATCTGGTGAACATCGACTTCTTCAAGACCTTCCTTCCGTTTCTGACAGATATGTACAAACGCATCTACCAGACGGGCGGTGTCGATGATGCTCTGGTGGATGAAAACGTGGTGAAGACCACGTATGGGTACCTGAACAACGCCGTGAAAAGCGGGTACGGTCAACAGCGCGATCGCGGTGTGATCGGAGCACTTCAGACAAATTTGAATGTCTTTTCTGTCTTCAAGTCGCACCAAGAACAGAAAGCCATCGCGTCACTATTGACCAAGAAAGGGAAACAGGTGGCGTATGAAGAGTTCGAACAGGAAGCACTGAAGATATCGCTGAACCACCACAAACACTGGCTGAAAGCGGAATACAACGCCGCCACGGAAACGGCGAAGAACATCGCGATCTGGAATGATGTCCAGAAGACGAAAGACAGGTTCCCGTATTTGATGTACGTCACCAAGGATGATGACCGCGTACGCGATGAACATTCCAAGTGGCACCGCCACGTATTACCAGTGGATCACCCGTTCTGGAACACCCACTTTCCCGTGAATGGCTTCGGGTGCCGCTGCACTGTCAGGAAACTTTCGGAAGCCGACGCACAGGCCGAAGGTATCACGAAAATGAAGCGGGAAGAGACGTATCATGGTGACACCGCCTTCAACTTTAACGCTGGCAAGGAACAAGCCATCTTCGGCGGTAACCATACATATTTTCAGGATCTGGATGATGAAACAGTAAAACAGTTGAATGAGTACGCCGCGAACAGAACCTTCAAAGGTGACGCGAGATAAAGAGCAAAAGGGATGACGTGATCATCCCTTTTTTTGTGCAAACACAAGACGTACCAGCCATTTAAATATATATGGCAGGAAAGGACAAATTCGGGTTCTGGAAGATCAAACACGAGTTCATCAACCAGAAACAGGACATCGCGAAAAGCGTGGCGCAACACTCACTTCTCTTCTTCAGGAAAAACTTCAACAAAGAGGGTACGGAGAAGGACGGGTTCACCAAGTGGAAGGAGCGGAAGTGGAAAGTGAACAGGAAACTTCTGGTGAAGTCTGGTGACCTCAGAGACGGGATGTACGTCAAGTCGGCTTCCTTTTTCAAAACGGTGATCCAGAACGATGTTCCATATGGTGAGTACCACCAGAACGGTACCGCCACCATCGACAAACGCGAATTCCTGTACGCGTCGAAAACGCTGGACGCTCAGGTGATCAAGCTGATCGAAAACAGGCTGAAAAAACTATTCCCACGATAAATGGACATCATTTATGATATACTGAGACAACGCATTCTTGACCAGACCTTCATCACCGACGTGAGGGAGTTCAACAACCAGATCCAGAACATGGCTGAAGGCAAAGACGAACTTTTCCTTCCTTCGGTGCTGATCGAGTTTGGTCAGAAGGAATATGAAATGAGATCCGCGCACGACAAACAGTACGGAACCGTGGACATCAAATTTCATCTGGTATCTGAGAATTACAGCCACGTCTTCACCGACCAGAAACAGTTCAAAGACACCATCAACACGGTACTGAACAACTACAGCGACGGCGTGAATTTCTACCAGTTACGCAAGACCAGCGAAGAACAGGACAAGTCCTTCACGAACGTTTACGTCCATATTCTGACTTACACCACGCGGTTTATCGAATACATCCAACAGGACAATGATCTGGTGGAATTCGAGATCGACGGAATCCAGATCGTGGTCGATGACCATGTGGTGGAAATACCCGCCAACCTTGAACCAGCGAAAGTGATCGATGGTGACAGCGTGGTATATTTGGACAAAGGCGACGTGTATGTAGCTGTCGGTGTCCAGTTACCCGTCACCATCCAGAATCCCAACACCAACCAGACCGTCACCGCCACGGCAGGTGAGACCTACACGGTACCAGCGATGGAAGAGATCACCGTGTCACTTTCCAGCACCAAGACACTGAAGACGGGTCTGAAGGGATCGAAGACCATCGGTTTCGCGGGTACCATCGTGGCGTACTCGATCACCACACCAGAAGCGGGTGACATCGAATTCAACATAAAACTGAACGGCGCGAACTTCATCGAAGGGAACTTCCCGAAGCTGGTCAACCAGACATACAAGAAAGAATACATCCAGTACTGGATCAATGATCTGGTCGCTGGTGACGCGCTGGAATTCCACGTGGTGTCATCGACCGTGAAGGTCTGCCAGTTGAAACTGTACATAAAAAAGAATCAAATATAAAATGGGATTGGACTTCGAAGACCTGAAACAAATAATGGGTGACATGGTGAGCAACATCGTTGCTTCCCGCCTACATACTTACTACAACCTATACACGGAAGACATCGCTCAGATCGAGTTCACCAAAGAATATGAGATCCAAGGTGAGACCATAAATGTGTACGTCTCAGATGCCACCTACCTGAACAGGTTCCACATCACGATTCAGATGACCTATTAAAAATAAATCCTATAGATGAAGAATTATAAAAGCATAAAGTTCAAGAACGCCACATTGACAAAGACATATGACAAAGACAAAGTGACGGTCATTGACCTGATCCGAAAGTCTGGTGAGTATGTCGGGCCGATGCCACTCGCGGTGGCGCGTCCGATGGAATCACCTTCGGCGCGTGAAGTCGCTTACCCACAGGCCATCGAATATGATGGGAATACACAGTATGTCTTCCTGAGTGATTGCGGGTCTGCCGCCGCAACAAGAAGACAGGTTTTGTATGAATTTAACAAACTGACTGGTGAGTATGCGTACAAAGGCTTTATCACAGTCACCTTCCCGACCGCCACGAACCACACCATCCGTGGCGTGAGAATGCTGGATTACCAGTACACCACGGGTACGGTTTCGGCTTCTGGTTTGACGGTGACTGGTACTGGTACCGCTTGGAAGACGGCTGGTTTCGCCGCTGGTGGAAGGATCTCTTTCGGCTCCACTACTCGTTCGCAGTCTGCCAGATGGTATGAGATCGCGACCGTTGACACCGACACACAGATCACTTTGGTCGCTCCAGTGGACGCACCCGTGAACAACGTTCCTTTCGTCTTCGAAGAACTACGCGGTTTGATCGCGACCACCAACGCCACGGTGACGAACGGCGGTCTGTTTCTGGTGAAAGGATTGAACTTTGATACGTTCGCGAACGGGGGTGTGACTATTCCAGCCGCCACCAACATCGACAACATCCGCGCGTGTTACTGGCTGGCAGATGCCGCCACGGTGACCACCACACTCGCTTGGGGTGTCGCCGTTGACGAAATGTCTTCCTTCAGTAACCACGATGTGTATCTGTTAAACTCTGGTTTTAAGATATACAAATTCAACGCCCGTCAACCGCTGAACTCTTTGTCTGCTGGTAAATCGTCAGAAGCTTTCCTGTTTGCCACTGGTAACGCGACCATTACGGGTGCCGCCTCTCAGACCAACAACGGGAGGATCTGTACGACACAACATGGCGCGGGTGCTGGTGAAAAGTCCATTTACTTCGTGACCACCACACGTATTAACCGATGCGCCTTGAGTGGGATCACGAACGGTTCCACCACATTTGTCAATGACTCGATGGTGGAAGTTCCGAACGGTGGTTCTGCTACAGTACAGGCTGGTGCCGCACTTTCAAGTATCGAATACTCAGATTCCATCGACGCTTTTGTTGTTAATATTTCGGCTTCGACAATCGGAAAAAGCTATATAACAAAATACAGAACGGATGGATCACCTTTCGATATTAACTACATGAGTGAAGCGCGAACGTTTGACCAGTCCAGCGCGTCAGGTGATTCACCAGTGTTCCCTTCGATCACTGGAATGACTTTCACATCTTGGGTGGAAAGCGGGGTGATGCACACAGCGAGGATGGGTACGTCGATACTGAACAACCAAGTGTACGCGATCCCTTTGGGTGCTGAGTGTTTAATGAACCAGAACCAAGGTCTGATCACTCCAGTTTTCGATCTTCCAAACGCTCACAAATTCGAAAGCGTGTTGGTAAAGGCGAAGACCACCCACGGGAAAGGTGCTTTGGCTGTGGGTGGTGAGACATACAACCTGTTTTACAGAACAAGCGGTATCGCCGACAACAGTGGCTCGTGGACTGCCTGTGATGAAGGTGACCTTTCTGGTGCTTCTGGAAACCAGATCCAGTTCAAGATCACTTTCAGGATCGCGGGAAACACGTGTATTCCAGCGCAGATCAAAGAACTGACAGTGACATATGAAGACCAGAACACGGATTCACACCTTCAGCCTTCCACGAAATATTCGAGTCTGGTGAACAGCCAGATCGCGTACAGACTGGATGAAGCCTTCGACACCAGCGTTCCAGACCTGACCATAAAACTGTACAACGTACAGACAAACATAGTGATCCTGTCTGACACCGTGGCTCAAAGCGGCTTCGGCACGTGGCAATATTCGACCAACGGTACCACATGGCTTCCGTTCAACGCAGCCGCCGCGAACGTGGCTGGATCATATATCCGCTACACCGCGAATGGTCTTCCAGCGGGTGTGAAAATCAAAGCGATCGTTAACAGAACATAATGGATGAACTTGTATTCGATGTCAACTTCTTCGTCTCAGAGACACCAGAGTTGACACCAGAACAGATCGGTGAGATTTCCGCGATGGGTATGACTTCAGCGGATTTCATCACTGGCGAAAGTGCTGGTGAAACAGTATTGATATTTTAAACACATCACGGTCTTGCCATTTAAATATGTATAAAACAAACGTATTTAAATGGCAAGATCTATTTCCGAGATACACAGTCAGATCCTACAGACGAAGAATTCGGATTCCACCCTTTCGGCGGCAAACTCACCGTCACAGGTTTCGGTGTACCGCCTGTTCTCCTACGTCATCTCTTTCGCGATCCACCTTTTCGAAAAGATTCTGGACGCGAAGAAGACGGAGTATGAGAAGATCGCGGATGAATCGAACGCGGGTACGGCTCTGTACCTTTCCGCGAAGGTGTTGGAATACCAGCACGGATCGACCCTTTCCGTGGTGAACAACACACCCGTGTATCTGGTGCCAGACGCGACGAAAAGAGTGGTGTCGAAATGTGCGATCCGCGAGAACTTGGAAACGGGTCACGTGCTGGTGAAGGTCGCGAAGCTGGTGAACAACAATCTGGTGAAGCTGACCGAAGCCGAGGTGAACGGTCTGAAGGCGTACATCGCACAAATCAAAACCGCTGGTCAGAAAACGATGGTGTCTTCTCTGGATGCCGACCAGATTTCGGTGAACGCGGATGTGTACTATGACCCGTCTTTCCTTCCAGATACCGTGAAGACCAACGTGATCACCGCCATCACCACATATTTAAAGAACATCGACTTCTCTGGTCAGATCATCGTGTCTCGCCTACAGGACGCGATTCAGGCCGTGGAAGGGGTGAAGGATGTCCAGATCCACAATATCAGAACGCGCGTGTCAACTGAGACCGCCGCCAATGCAGAGACCCACACGCGAATTTATGACCCATACGCTGGATATGTGGTACCAGATACCACCAACGGGTACACGCTACAGGACACCATACAAATGATCGTATTTTAAGAATGAACATATCTTTTCTTTCCATCATAAACAAGATACTTCCACCAGCAAAGCGAAAGCCGAAAACGCTGGCTTTCCTGAACGCGCTGGTGTCACCGCTACAGTCGGTATATGACTGGCTTCTGTTGACCTACTTTCCAGACGTTGAAAGGCGAATCCGTTGGAACGCCGTGGTTCTGATCTTCGAAAAACTGTTGAACGATCTTCACAACGCTGGCAACCCGAACAAGATCTTCCTGTCTGAGTCAAACGAGCTGCAACCCGTTCACATCTTCAAAATAACTGAGAACACGCCGCTGTTCCTGTACAACATGTCAGAGGGTGAAGATCCCGTGTACCTGTACAACAGCGCGGAATACAATTCGGCTGCAATTTTCACGGTGAACGTTCCCGACTCCATTTCATCCACGATTCCACGAATCAGAGCAACCGTGGACAAATACAAAGTCGCGGGTACGAAGTACACCGTGGTGACCTATTAAAAAATAATTTCTATGAATGAATAAATTGATTAATCCAGTACCAAGCGGTGGTTTCCCTTTCACCGTGGATGATGCCATCCGCATCGAGTATGAACTTCACGCCGCGATCGGTGCACTTGCCAACGGGATCGACGCTTCTGGTTTCGTGATCTCTGGATGTACCGCCACAGTCTCTGGTTCCACCCTTATCATTTCGAATGGCTTCGTATATCTGGATGGTCAGTACATGCGCTTCGGTGGCTACACTGGCTCATATCCAGCCTACGTGAAAGCGGGTACGCCTACCAAGACACAAAGGATCTACGGTGACGGCTTCAGTAAGGACGCGACCATCGAAACCTTCGCCGTGGTCACTACCTCGCAGCCTGGCAGCGGCTCATACATCACCTTCAACCCACAGCCGAACAAAGTACTGAAAACCTCGATCACTGGCAGCGTGGACGCTCGCTTGACGCAGGAAATCACCGACCGAACCAATGGTGACAACGTTCTTTCTGGACGTATCGACTCAGAGGTGGGAACGCTGAACAGTGCCATCGCTTTGAAGGCGAACAAAGTCCAGCCAGTGTGGCAGAACATCGTTTTTTCGAACAACTCTGGTTCATCTTTCACCGCCGACACTTCTTCTTCTTTCAGACAGACACCGCAGTACATGAAGGATGAATTCGGCTTCGTGCACCTCAGAGGTCATGTGAACTCCACCAACCAGCCGACCTTCTTCTGGACACCACCAGCGGGGTACAAACCACCGAAGGATGTGTTCATCAACGTGTCATACCCGAACGCCACGATCGTTCAGAGCGGAAGGCTTTATTTCTCTGGAAACGAATTCACCTACGGTTCAACCAACACCGCAAACCACATCTTTTCACTGGACGGGATTTCCTACTACGTGGGGTAAACAGATATAAAAAAGCTATTTAAATATATATGGAATTAAGATATACCCACATAAACAACGACGTGACCACCGCGACCATGTACCTGAACGGGATCATCGGTGAGGAACTGGATTCGGCTCAGTTCGTTCGTGAGATGAACTATCTGGATTCGCTTGACATCAACGACATCACCATCAAAATAAACTCTGGTGGCGGCTCCGTTTTTGCGGGTCTGGAAATAGTTGACGCGATAATGGAAGACAGGTTCTTCATCACCGCCCACGTGGTGGGTCTGGCCGCTTCTATGGCTGGCGTGATCGCTATGGCAGCGAACAAAGTCGTGATGAATGACTTCGCTCTTTTGATGCTTCACAACCCTTCTGGTGGTGATGATGAAATCCTGAACAAAGTGAAGAACAGCCTGATCACCATCTTCAACAAAAGGACTGGTGTGAATGAAAAGTTCATCGACATGATCATGGAGAAAGAGACATGGTACACCGCCGACGAAGCGAAGATGTACGGCTTCATCGATGAAGTCGCCAACACCAGCAAACGCGTACAGGTTGACGTGTCGAACACGTCTTTGAAGGAGATGTACAACATCTTCAATAAAATAAATTTTGATGAAATGACTGAAAATGAAGTGACTGACAACACCGAAGTGACCGTGGAAGAAACTGTGGTTGAAACCGTGATCGAAGCGGTGGAAGAGACACCAGCGGTGGAAGAGATCGCAAACGCCGAAGATGTTCCAGCGACAGAAGAAATTGTGGAAGAAACCGTCGAAGAGGTGGTGGAAGAAACACCAGCCGTGGAAAACAAATATTCGATTCAGATCGATGTTCAGAACATGGAGGTGGTCACTGAAAAGCTTGACCAGCTACAGAAGGAGAACGAGGAACTGAAGAATCAGATCGCTGAACTGGTGAAGAAAGAGGAAGACCGCCTGAAGGCTTTACAAGATGCCAGAGAAGAAGAGATCGTGACCAATGCCATCGATTCTGGAAAGATCTCGAATGAAGTGAAGACCACGTGGAAGAACCTTTTGAAATTGGACTTTGAAAATACCGTGAAGGCTCTGGACAACATCATCGTGAACAAAACGGCGGTGGATGTCACCAAGGTGATCAACAAAAATGCAGAGGTTTCCAATATGACATGGGATGAAGTTTTCAGATCTGGAAAGGCTCAGGAATTAAAGGAGAAATCACCAGCCCTGTACAACCAATTATACTTCGACAAATACAAAGTTTACCCTTCGAATTAACAGCACACTTTTAAATTTCCCTTCCTTATAGTGCTGAAAGCCACCTGTTCTTGGGTGGCTTTTTTTATGTGAAAATTTCTGGTAAACAAAATGAATGAGCCTATTTAAATATATACAACCACAGGCCAAAAGTGGTGACCCTTAAAAATTAATAACTATGAATGGCAGGACTATTAAAAGAAGTATGGATCGATGTAATCAAAGATACCATCAAAGAGAAAGCTGACTTTTTATCGTATGTGACCTCACACGATGAATACGTTCAGAACAACGTCATCAATATGCCACAGGCTGGCGCAAACGCGGGTATCGCGGTAAACAGAACCACTTTACCAGCAACCGCAACCCAAAGAACCGACAGCAACTTGCTGTACACTTTGGATCAATACACGACTGACCCACAGTTCGTTTCCAACTTGGAAAACTTCCAAAGCTCATACGACAAAGTGAAATCTGTTCTGAGTTCACAGATGGACGCTATGATCGAGCGTATGGGTTCACTTGCCTTGAACAAATTCGCCACTGGTCTTCCAGTTGACCGCGTGATCAACACGACTGGTGCTGTGTCTGGTACGGCTCTTGCCCCAGGGGCTACTGGTACTCGTAAGGCTCTGATCCTTCAGGATATAATCCGTTTGGCTCAGAAGTTTGACGAAGACGGTGTGTCTTCAAACGACCGCTATTTGATGTTACCAGCGGGTATGTATTACCAGTTGTTGGCAGATGCCGACATCAGAAACATGAGCGTGAACGGCTTCGGTGGTTCGACCATCGGTTCTGGTGCCTTGCCAGAGATTTTGGGCTTCAAGATCCTGAGACGTAACGTGGTAAACTCCTATTCTACAGTTTCCGCTCTGAAGGCTTTCGGTGCCGCTACTGCTACCACTGACTTCTTGGGTGGTATCGCTTGGCAGAAGGACAGCGTCGCAAAAGCTGTGTCTGGAATCGACGTGTACTACGATGAGAAAAACCCACTGTTCTTCGGTAGTGTTTTATCGACCGAAATCTGGATGGGCGCGAGCAAAACCCGCTCTGACAACAAAGGTATCGTGGCACTTGTCCAAGGATAATTCATCCGAATAATACTGAAGAAAAGCCAATCAATACATCATTTATTGGTTGGCTTTTCTTATAAAAAATAAGAACCATTAATGGCATTAAATAACGTAACAATAAACGTAAATGGAAATGGACTTGGAAGACAACTGAGAACGAACGATTCCGTTTCGGGTCTCGTGTTTTATTCGGCAACCTTGCCGTCTGGCTTCACTACCTCTGACCGTATCAAAGCGGTTTATTCCCTTCCAGAAGCTGAGACTTTGGGTATCACCAAAGCCGCCGTTCCACTGATTCACTACCATGTGAAAGAATTCTTCCGCATCCAACCAGATGCAAAACTGTACGTGTCGATCAACGCGGTTCCAGCTTCCACATATAACTTCTCCGAGGTTACGACCTTGCAGAACTTCGCGGAAGGTGAGATCAAACAGATCGGTGTGGTGGCGAACGCGCTCGTTTTCGCAGCCGCGCAGGTGACCACGCTTCAGACCATCGCGGACGCTTTGTTCCAAGCTTACAAACCAGCTCTGATCGTGTACGGTGCCGAGTTCAGCACTTTGACTGTCGCTTCTGTTCCAACACTGGCAACGGCGAACGCCCCATACGTGGTGGTGACTTTGGCCGAAGACGGCGGTGGTGACGGCAAAGCCTTACGCGCCACGCTTTCAAACAAATCGGTGACCGCCGTGGGTGCCACTTTGGCCGCTGTCTCAAAAGCGAAGGTGTCACAGAACATCGGAAACCTGACCAGTGCCTTCAACCTTTCGAACGGTTTGGAACTGGAAATTCCCGCGCTTTCAACAGACGGTCAGCCTGTGAAATTACTATCTGACACCGCTCTTTCTGACCTGAAAGACAAGTGTTATTTATTTATCAGAAAGTATTCAGAATACGCTGGATCATACTTCGAAGACTCGAACACTTGTACGGCTTCCACTTCTGATTTCGCTTCCATCGAAGCCGTGAGAACCTTCTTCAAAGCGGTTCGAAACGTGCGTACGGTGTTGCTTCCAGAAATCAAATCCAACATCTTTTTAAGTGCTGGAAAGATCTCCGAGACATCATGTGTACACCTTGAATTACTGGCTTCACAAGCCTGTGAAAGCATGGTTTCCGCTGGTGAATTGTCCGAGTTCAAAGTGACAATCAACCCGTCACAGGACGTGCTTGGTACTTCAAAAGTGGTGGTCAATTTATCGATGGTTCCTTCTGCAATTGCGAGAAATATCCAAGTGAATATGGGCTTCACAAAGAAGTAATATAAAAAATAATATACGGAATTTATATGGCACAACCTTTAATAAACGGAGTTGAATATTCGTGGGGAAACATCACCATCAGTGCGATGGGTCAGGTGATCAACGGTATCTCTGGAATCTCCTATGATGACAAGCAAATGAAAGAGAACGTGTACGGTGCTGGCAACATGCCAGTGGCGAGAGTGTACGGGAAATACGAAGCCAGTGGCAAGATCACCCTTCACACGAAGGAGATCGAAGCGTTGACGAAAGCCGCGCCGAACCGCCGTCTTCAGGACATCCCACAGTTCAACATCACGGTCTCATTCGCACCGCTTGACGGCTCCGAAATCGTGACCCACCGCCTCAGAGGGGTGGAATTCGTGACGAACAGCCGTGATCTGAAGAACAGCGACGGCGCGATCGAAACCGATCTGGAACTGATCATTTCACACATCGAGTGGTAAGCACCACCCGACCAAAAACCGAAAGAGGTGACGAATAAACACGTCACCTCTTTTCCATTTAAATATATATAAGGAAAAAATAATACTATTAAATGGAAGATTTACTGAAAGAGCTGAAAGACAAATATGGTGTCGTTTATACGGTCACCGTGGAAGACTCAGAAGGCACCGAACAGGTGGCATATTTCAAGAAACCAGACGTAGCAACAAAGAAACAACTGTTCAAAATACTGGCGAAAGACAGCGACGTTTTCAAGGGTGGCGAAATCCTGATCCGCTCATGTTTCATCGGTGGATTTGATGTGACAACGGATGAAGACGCGATGTTCACCGCATCGTTGGCAATCGTGGAAATGGTGGACTTCAAACCCGCCACTTTAAAAAAAAATTAACTGATCCAGAACGGGAAATAAAAGACAAAAACCCGAACGACTTTTTCCGAATGATCGACGCGCAATTGCGCTATTATTTCAAGGTCGATCCCGATGATCTCGATGAAGAAAAGTATGTCGAATTATGGCACCAGATGACATGGATTCGGAAGAAGGAAAACGAACAGTACAAGTAAAAAACAGGGGTGGTATTTCCACCCTTTTTTTTGTGTCCAAACACGACTGGACGCGGCCATTTAAATATGTATAAACCAAAGTATTTGAATGGCAAATATTGTACAGTACATCATCGAATTAAAAGATAAATTTTCCTCACAGATCTCACAGGCCGCAGCGAAGGTGAACGAGTTCGAAGGGAAGGTCGATCGGGCAAACCAGAAGGTGAGCGGGTTCGGTTCCACGATCAAAGGCATGGCAGTGACAGCCGCCGCCGCCTTTGCCGCGATGGGGGTGATGGAGTTCGGACAACAGGTGGTCAAGGCTGGTACCGACATGGAACAGACGCGGATCGCCTTCAAGACATTTTTGGGTGATGCCGAAAAAGGGAACGCGATGATCGCCACCCTTCAGAAGTTTTCCATCGCCACACCTTTCGATGACGCGCAGGTGATCAAAGCGGGTCGTTCCCTTTTGGCTTTCGGTGTCGATGCCGCCGACGTGGAATCGAAGCTGAAGATGTTGGGGAACATCTCTTCGGCGGTCGGGAAGGACTTCAATGAACTCGCGACCATATATGGTAAGAACAAAATATCTGGTGTCATACAGGCCGAAGACCTGAACCAGTTGACCGAAGCTGGTATTCCAGCGATCGCAGAGATCGCGAAGGTGATGAAGGTATCTGAGAAAAGCGTGAAGAAGCTTGGTTCGGAAGGGAAGATCACGTTCGCCGTTCTGGAAAAGGCTCTTCAGAACTTGGGTGGTACGACTGGCAAGTGGGGTAAAATGATGGATGAACAGTCCAACACCGTCGCTGGTCGCTGGTCGGCTCTACAGGGTATGTACCAGAACACGATGACGAAGATCGGTGAATCGATGCTTCCGCTCATGAACAGGATCATCGACTTCATAAATTCGACAGTACAGGCATTCAAGGACGTGTACGCGTGGTGTGACAAATATTCCACCGTACTCGAATCTTTGGCCGTGGGTCTGACCGCCGCCGCCGCCGCTTGGGGTGTGTACGCCGTCGCCACCAACTTCTGGACAATCACCGCGTGGATCGCTACCACAGCCACCACGGCATGGGCAACCGCTCTTTCCGTAGCCGCCACCGCGATGACCATTTTGATGTCACCCGTGTTTCTGGTGATCGCAGCCATCGCGGCTCTGGCTGCTGGCGTGTACTATTGCTGGAACAAATTCGAAGTCTTCCGTGGGTCTCTGTACGGGATCTGGAACGTCTTCAAAGCGTTGCTTCCTGTCGCTGGTGCTTTGGGGAAAGTGCTGGTGGGTATAGCCACCTTCAATCCCGCGATGATCTCTGGTGGTATCGCTTCAGCCGTCGCGGAATACAACAAGATGGATCTTTCCAAGGCTTTTTCATCTGGTATGAAACAGGCGAAGGATGAATTCGCCGCCGAAGCCAAAGCCGAAGAAGGGAAGAAGGCCACCACCACCGCGACCACACCGACAAAGAAAAAGACGGGTGACAAGAAAGACGACAAGAAAGACGACAAGAAACTTTCCAGCAAGATTTCAGGCGTGTCTTCCAACCGACCGACCTCGATCCACCTCACGATCAACAAGCTGGTCGAAACGCTGGAAGTGAACACCACCAACATGAAGGAAGGGTCACAGCAAATCAGAAAAATGATCGCGCAACAACTGGCCGCCGCCGTGGGTGACGTGGAAGCGGGTCACACTGGCAATTAAAAAATAAGAACACCAAGTCAAGTGGAAAAGAACTATGAAATGGGTCAGCACCCGAAAGGCCGTGACATAAACTACAACATCATCACCGTGGACACCGCCGCGATGGTGGCTTCCAACATCCTTTCGCGGGTGAAGACCTACCAGTTGAACAGGACACCGAAAGGTGATGACATGTCTGGAAAGTATGACATCGACGCTTCTCAGTACTTGGGTCAGTTGATCCAGACCGACGTGACTCTGACCGTGGATGACTACCAGACCGAAGAGTTCGACAGGAACACCAATTCATACCGAAAGGTGACCATCCAAGGGAGTACCATCCAACTGAAAGCGGTACTGGTGGATGTGAGCATTTCGAAAGAGATCGTGACCACCACCATCGCTGGTCAGTCTGGCACCATAAAGGAATACATCTGTGACGGTGACTACCAGATCTCATTCCAAGGGGTGATCGCGGCTGACTATAAAAAGGAATACCCGCTGGAAGACGTGAAGAGCCTTCAGGCCATCCGCAAAGCCGCCGTTCCAGTGGCGGTCACGTCCGAACTTCTGAACAACGTGTTCGGGGTGTACAACATCGTGGTGACCGACTTCGGCACCAGCCAACAGGAAGGTGTCATCAACGCGATGTACTTCACGATGGACGCGCTCAGTGACTCACCTCTGGAATTAAAAATATAATCCTATGCCTTGAAAAGACTCACATCACTCATTAAGATCGGGAAACACCAGTTCAACTTCCTGACAGAGTTTGAAATGAAATCTTCCTTCGAAGACTTCACCGACACCGCCACCATCACCATCCCGAAGAGGATCATTTTCCAAGGGAAACCCATCGTGAACGGCAACGACTCGATCTTCAGGATCGGTGACAAAGTGGAAGTCCACTGTGGGTATGATTTCCAGAACGTTCCCGTGTTCATTGGCTACGTTTCGGCGGTGCAACAGAAGACACCTTTCGTGATCGAGTGCGAAGACCAGATGTGGCTTCTGAAGCGCGTGTCCTACACCAAGTCTTTCAAGAAAGTATCGCTGAAAGAACTGGTCGATTTCCTGATCTCCAAGCTGGATGACAAACCCAAAGTCAACGTGACGGTGGACATCGACCTGAAGAACTTCATCATCGACAACGCCACTGGAACACAGGTTCTGGAAGAATTGAAGAAGGGATACGGGATCAACTCGTTCTTCCGCGACGGCGAACTGTACGTCGGCTTCAGCTATAATTCCCAAGCATCGGAGAAGTACCGAAAGACGAAGGAAATCATCTTCCAGAAACAGGTGATCGAAGATGATCTGGTGTACCGCTCCAAAGAGGAAACGAAGGTGAAGGTCAAAGTCACCGTAGGAGAGGGCAAGACCAAAAAAGAAGTGGAAATCGGTGATCCAGACGGTCAGGAAATCACCTTCAAGGTTCCAGATGGAGCCATTCCCAACCCGAAGAAGTACGCCGAAGAGATGCTGGAGAAACACAAGTACGAAGGCTTCAGCGGCTCTTTCACCACGTTCGGGTTCCCACACTTCAGACACGGTGACGTGTGCAAGCTGGTGGACTTGCAGCATCCAGAGAAGAACGGGTCATACATCGTGAAGACGGTCGAAAGATCCTTCGGCTCTGGTGGCTTCAGACAGACCATCGAACTCGCCCAAAAAATATCATAGTCTTTACATGAACATACGTGATGCCATACAACAGATCGCACAGAACACCGACAGGGTGTATTCCAGCCACGCCGAAGTCACATCTGTCGATGAATACGCGATGACATGCGATGTGAAGTTCCACGGCTCAGAACTTGAACTTTTCGACGTGATCCTTCCAGCCACGGACGGTGGTTCGCCTTTGGTGGTGCCGAAGGTGGGAAGTGATGTGATCATCGCTTTCCTGTCGAAGAACACCGCCTATGTCGCATCGGTGACGGTCGCGGAATACTTCAACATCAAAAACGAAAACGAGTCACTGAAGATGATCCTGTCTGACTTTCTGGACGCGATCACTCAGTTGACCGTTCCCACGCCCACAGGGCCATCTGGCGTTCCCGTCAACGCCGCCGCCTTCACGCAGATCAAGACCCGACTGGAAAAAATATTCAAATCTTAAATGTTAATCAAAGAAACACTCGCCGCGCAGCTTCTGAATATGTTTTCAGATCTGAGTAAAAGAACGGAGAACCAAGCCGAATCAAACCAGCATCTGGCGAACGCTCTGGCAGACATAATCGATATGTATGTCAAGTCAGCGACCGTGAATTTCACGGCACCAGTGACCACAACTGGCACCGCCACCACACAGACTGGTATAGTCACAGGAACAGGTACTTTGTCTTAAACAAAGCCTATAAAACAATTTAAATATATATGACAGCAAAGGATTTTATACTGGATGATGACGGTGATCTGTACATCTCACCAGAAGGCGACTTCGTGATCGGTGAGTCTGACCACCAGCACCAGAAAGACATCGTTCAGGCTTTCAAAGGTCATTACAAGGAATTCCCGTTCATCGGTGTCGGTATTCTCCAATACCTGAAGGCGAACGGCATGGAAGCGGAAATGAAGAAAGCGATCAAGCTGGAACTGGAAAGTGACGGGTACAGGGTCAACGCGGTGGAAATCATCGACCTTGACAAAAATGAAATATATATCGATGCAACTCGCAACATATAAAACGCTGGAAAACCAGTCCATCTTCGACCTGTCTCTTCAACTATGTGGTGATCTGGAAAGCGTCTTCGACCTTCTGGTGTTGAACCACATCACGGATCTGAACGATGACACCACCATCCCGTCTGACTTCCAGTACGTGGTGAAAGACAACTATGTGACCCGCTTCCTGAAGAAGACCGTAGCAACCGATGGAAGGGTTCTGGGTGAATTCGTTTCACCTTCGGCATATGTAAACACTGGCAGCGGTGACAACGAGATCACACAGCTTCCTTCGCTGAAGAACAGGTACACCGCCGTGGACGGTCAGAACATATTTGACGTGGCTCTTCAGATAAACGGTGATCTGGAAAGCGTCTTCGACTTCCTTCTGGAAAACGGCCTGAGTCCGAACAGTGTGATGAGATCTGGAAGGGTGATCCAGTACGAGGGTGATCCCGTGATGGGTGTGACCGTGGTGAGCGGTGAGGAAACCTATATCGAACCGACCGCCTTCAGTACAGCCTTCAGCATCGACTTCGCATAAAAACATAAAACATTAAATGACTACAGCCGAACTTCTTTCGCTTATTTCCACGCGGGTAAACGACAACACCACAGGTGACATCACACCCGATGACCTTCGCGTGGTGTTAAATAGTATAGCCGAATCCATACCATCTTTCGCAGCAGTACAACAGGGTGGTGGTTTCGGTCAGGGGAACAACAAAGTGTACATAGGGTGGGGAAACGCACCAGATGGGAACGGGAACATCCGTCTGAAGCTGACCGTGGACGCGACCGATCTTGGGAACTTCGTTCTGGACACACATCTGGCGAGTGCCATGAGCACAAAGGCGAACGCGAACCACACCCACAATGACATCTATTTTTGGGATTCAAGAAGCGTGAACAGTGCACCGAACTACTATGGTTTCAAAATGATACCAGAGTTCAAGACATCGACCGTGATCGGGATCACTGGTGGTGAAGCCTTCACTGGTCTGATCACCGTGGCTCCGTGGGATGGAAAAACGTCTGGTGGTGGTGGCAAGAACTACCAGATGGGGTTTAACGGGAACAAGCTGTACCTTCGAAACGGAGTCGACACGACGTGGGGTTCTTGGGATACTGTGGTGATGAACAGCGAAGTCACCAGCAACAACACAGCCAACACTGTCGTGAAAAGGGATGGGAACGGAAATTTCTCAGCTTCGAAAATTGTGGCTGGTAGCGGTTTTGAATTACTGAACCACGGCACCAACGGTCTGTACAACGGAAACGGTGACAACGCCACCAGAACCACCCACAACATAATACTGAAAGGCCACAACGGTATGGCTTTTAAAACATATGATGATTCGGTCACGGGTCTTCTGGACTTCCGCGCTGGTTCGCTTGACCTGAACGGGTGGATCACTGCCAGATCTTTCGTGAACGACATCACGTCTGGTGAGAAACACTACAAATTCAACTCTGGAACCGAACCGCTCGGCTTCGGTATGTATGGACATGCCGACACACTCGGCTTCTTCGATTGGCAGAAAAGCCATTCATATTTACATTTCATAAGGAACACCAAAGCCGCTCATTTCGGTGGTGACGTGAACACGGTCGGTGACATCAACATAATCAAGAACCACCCGTGGTTGACACTGGATTCTTCTTCGACTGGATCTGACACGGTCGAACAGGCCGCTGGTATCTCTGTGGGTGAAGCTGGCCAGAAAGGGAACGCAGCCGTCCATATCACATACACTGGTGATGGATTTTCAAACGTCGGTATGGGTACGGTGACCAACGCGGTACCACAGTACAACGTGTTAAAAATGCACTATCTGGACAACATCGCGAGGTTCCAAGGAAACATCACTTCGGCTGGCTCCATCACCGCGACTGGAAACGTGACATCGAATTCGGACGCGAGGTTGAAAGACAACGTGGTTTCGCTTTCTGGTGCTCTGGACACCGTGATGTCACTGGACGCGAAGACCTACACCCGAAACGATCTGGATCACAAACAGGAAATCGGGTTCATCGCACAGGAAGTACAACAGCTTCTTCCGTCGCTTGTTCACCAGAACGGTGACACCGACATCCTTTCGCTGGATTACGCGAGACTGACCGCCGTACTGGTCAACGCCGTGAAGGAACTCAAAAAAGAAATCGATGATCTGAAATGTCAGTAGGTTATTCAAACATAAGGATGTCAGACGTGTATCTGGAGATCTACCAGACGAACCCGACTGGATCATACACGCTCCAGTCGCTGGTTTGGGCTTCCACGCTTCCGAACCAGTCACCGCCGTACTCACTGAACGCCTTCGCTGGCTACACCCACATCACGTGTCCAGCCTACGGGTACTCACACAGCTACTGTGACTCTTCGACTGGATACCAAGGTGTGGACGTGTACCATGACGGCGCGTGTGGCTACTACCAGTACAACAACGGTTTGTCATGTGACCCGAACTGTCTGGTCGCTGGAACGCTGGTGACGATGGCAGACGGTACCACCAAACCGATCGAAGAGGTGGTGGTGGGTGACGTGGTTCAGAGTTATGACATTCAGGGTCTGGACAGAGACAACGAGACCGAAGAATATGTCAGGAACTGGTCTGTTCCTTCTCTGGATCACAGCGTGGTGACCGCCACCGTCCAGAGCACCAAGAACGCCACGGTTCCACGGGTGATCTCTTTCAATTCTGGTATGTTGGTGGCTTCGGCTTCCCACGCCCACTTCGTGTATGACGGCGAAAAGTACTTGTTCAAGAAATCCACGGCGGTGAAGGCTGGCGAGTTTTTCGTGAAAGCGGACGGGTCTCTACAGGAGATCTTCACCGTGACCAATATTGACGAACCCACGGTGGTGTATGAAATCAACGTAGAAGAGTGTGACGTGTACACCGCCGAAGGCTTTATCACGCACAATCCAGCCGTAAAAGAACTTGACCCGATTGAACCATAAAAAATAAAACTATGAATTGAACAAGTCCAACCAAAACCGCAAATTCGTCTTCGGGTTCATGACACCCGTCGATTTCATCACTTCCACATTGGGTCTGAAGACCAAAACCTTCAACTTCATCGGAAGCATCACCACCACTGTGATCACCACCATCCTGAAGCTTTTGGGTCTGGTGTATTCAAGTCAAGCCGCCATATACCTTCTTCTGTTCGTCATGGCTCTGGACTGGATTTCGGGCGCGTACAAAGCCTTCAAACTCAAAAAATTCAACTCTTTCACCTTCCAGAGAATGCTGGTGAACGTGTTCTTCACTTTGATGCTGGTCGGTGTCGGGTACCAGATGTCTCTGGTGTTCAAAGATCTGGTGGTGATCGGTGACGTGCTCAAATACCTTCCCGAATTCCTGATCGGTGGTTTCATGTTCACATATTTCTTCTCCATTCTGGAGAACCTTCACCAAGCGGATTCGAAGCTGGTGTCACCGAAGATGTACAAGTGGCTGAAAACGATTCTGGATCTTGACAGTCTGGTTCCGAAGTTCCTGAAGTCGAAAGGTGTCGCGGTGCCAAGCAGCGAACCCGAAGAGAAAAAAGAAGAGTCCACCGATGACGCTGGTGAATAAGGTTCTGACAGGTATGGTGATCATACTTGTCATTCTCTTTTTATGGCAGCACCAGAAGACCCAACGCCTGAAGACCGATGTGGACGCGAACGCGAGTCTGGTGGCGGTGCTCAGTGACTCCGTACGCTATCACCAAGACCGCCACGGTCGCGAGGTCGCTGAAAAGAGAGTTCTGGTGATGGTGGTGAAGGATCTGGAAAGACAGAACGCGCTTCTGACCGATAACCAGAAGAAGCTTCTTTCAGAAACGAAACAGGCCAAAGGGGTGAAGGCTGGTGTCCAGATAAAAGAGAAGGTCGCGATCCGTGACGTGCCCGTTCTGGTGAACGACACGGTGGTGGTCATCGACACACTGGATCTGGAAAATGAAAAGACCATCCTTCTGAAAGAGGTGAAAAACGGTACTGAAATTTCCATCACAAATTCGAACCCGATATTTAAAACGGTGGATGTCGATGGTCTGGTAATTCCAGAGAAAAAGACGTTCTGGAATTCGAGACTATTTAAGTCTTTGATCTTCATCACGGGTGTCGCCACTGGTGTCGCAATTACCCGATAAATAAAAAAAAACTCCCGACAGAAAAATTCCATCGGGAGAAAAAAGAGTATTACAAACACGGTACATTACGTACTTTTATTATATGCGGAAAAAAGAAAAAGTTTTAAATGTCTTTTAAAAGATTTGCAATTTTTTCTTTTCGCAAATACGGGGTCGGGTTCTCCTTCACTTCGCGTCTCAATTGCGCGGCTTCCTTCTTCGTCATTCCCGATTTAACCACCACCACGTCTGGCAAAAGCGACATCAAAATGGGTGCCTTCGGTTTTATCAAATTCCAGTAATATTGGAGCGGCTGGATCGTGTGAGCGACGTTGATCACCTCACCGTTCACCAGCATTAAAAACACCGAATGTGAGTCGTTCGGAAGTGCCTTTAATTTGAGAATTGAAGGGTGTTCAGTGACACCACATTCCTCGATCATATATTCACACCATTTCAGTGCCCACTGGTCACCATACTCTTCCCTGAAGGTATAGTGTGATACAAATTGTTTCTTTATCATTTCCGTGTCTATTATTTTTTTATGTCCAGATTCGGCACTGGAAGACCAGCCTTCCCGAACTCTTCGATGATCACCTGTTCGATCATTTCGATGTCTTCCTGACCAGCCAGAAACGAGTCATGGACGGTGGTGAAAGGGTGGGTGGCGTTATCGTTCACCAGCACCGCCACGCGGTCGATCATCATCGCACTTTCAAGCCTTTGGAGCAGCATCGGAAGCGGAAGTTCGCCGCCATTTATGTTCTCACATGCCGCCACCACCATCGGGTACAGGGTGGCAAGCTTCGCCTTCGTCTTCACCGACTCGCCGCGCTCAGAGAAGAAAGCCGCGAAACACATGTCCTTCACCTTCTTCTTCGGGTAGGTCTTGCCCACACTGGCGAAACGGGCGGTCATGGTCTGGTACACCTCACCGACTTCGGCAGCGTCCACGAAAGATCTGAAGTCTTCGTACGTCTCGTAATAATACGAAAGGTTGTGGAATACCACCTTCAGGTCAGTGGCTTTCATGCCGCTCTTCTTCAGGATCTCCATACACTGTTTCGGGTACTTTGTCAGACAGGCCATGAAAAAGAACTGGCTGTTCTTCACGTCCAGTTCGGAAGCCGACTGACCGCCGATCATCACGAACTGTCTCAGAACCTTCTTCGTGTTGGTGAAGGGGGTGTGGAACCGCCACCCGTATTCGTCACGTGAATTGATATATACGTTTCCATCCTTTATCTCATTGACCGTCACCAGTATATCGTTCATCACGTCTTGGTTCTTGAAAGCCTTGGGATTCGCCACACACCACGATGTGAACTGGTTGATGTCGATGGTGTCCACCAGATCGAAGACGTTCTGAACCATCGCTGAACGGGTGTTCTCACGGAGGGATTCCACCTTCTTCTGAAGCTTCATCTCTGCCAGTTTCAGCAACAGACGCGGGGTCTGGTACTCGACTTTGTGGTACTTCCGTGGGTCACCTTCCTTCTTCAGTAGGAGCGGCCACCAGCGGTATTGTTTCGGGTACTGACCAGACATGAAGCCTTTGTGACCTTTCTTGTATTCGGTGATGAACTTCGCCTTTTCGAAGAACCTCAGATACGCTTCGTACCGTACACCGCACCATTTCACCAGATCATCGGAGTGGACGTTGATATATCCCCACTGGTACGCCCACTTGGTCTTCTTCTGGTCTTTGGTTCTCTTTATGATCATAAGCGAGGCCACCGAAAGGGCGCGGTCGATGTCGAACTTCGATTTGTCATCCCACAGCTCTTCCGCTTTCTGAAGTATGGTCTCGATCGAAAGGTTGATGGGTAACCATGCGAACGACTTCCACTTGTCCGTCTCTTTTTTGATCTCTTCCAGTTTACGCTGGTACGTGCTGCCTTTGGTCTTCCCGACGGCTTTCCCTATGGCTTGACCCTTCGCCTTTCCGACGGCTTGACCTTTGCTGGTCGGTCTGACTGGCTTCTTCAGCCACTTCTGTGTGATCTCATTCCAGTATAGTCTGGTCTCTGGATGTCTCTGTCCGTGTGTGTACATTCTCTTTTGGTTTGTTTTAAAGTATATATAAATGTGGCGGGTCTCCCTTGACCACTTTCGACACTTATATTCACACAAAACCAAAAGTTTTATTTACTGATCACATTTATTTAATAAGACATAAATAAGACATAAATAGTACATATATCTGTCTTTATTCACTGAGACAAATATGATATATATACTTGTCTTTTGCTGACCATCTACTGGTTGAATAATTCTGGAATACTCTGTCTGACTGGTACGGTCATCACTGGCGTTCTGACCGTACAAACCCAAACTGAATAATGACTTCAGATAATTATGATTCCATATCTCTTTCTATTTTATATCTTCTTTAAACCAAACCCAAACCAAACCAGATCATTCTTTATTTCATCTTCCCTTTCCAGAGTTTATCCTATCAATAATGTATAACGATTTTTTTTTTGGGCAAAGCAAAAGAAGGTATGACCGCGTGTGGAAATAAGCCGTACCTTAATGTATAATGAAATTTTTTTGGGTATTTTTAAAAGAGATTCAAAACAAAAGAAGATCTGATCATATAACCAGTATTACGTCATGGTTGGGGGCGAGCGCAGCGAGACACCAGCCTTCCAAAAATAAGTCATAATATTTTGACGAAAAGCCGAAAGGGAGAAGGTGCACCGTGATATATACTGTATAAAAATAATAGAAACGAGATGATGAATATGATCAAACGATGGTTCGGTAAAACGGAAGAGACCAATAAAAAAGAGAAGACCATATGGATCGATGTATCAAAGCAGATACGGGAAGAAGCGGAATACCAGAGGCGAGAAGAAGAAAGTAGAAAGTGTGAAGAAGCCAGTCGGCTCCGAGAAGTTCTATGTGAGCAATTTGATCAAGTCGCCAAAGAATACGGGTTTCACGAAGGGTTCAAATGGTGGTTCTTCTCATACTTCGAAGCCAATATGGTGAAGGATGAAGTCCGATGGTTTCAATTGAACCCGCGATATTTTGTTAAAATCAGTGATCTCGAACGTGATGGTTACATCATAAAGGAACCAGTTTTGAAATGGAGTGATTTGATTCCGCTGGCAGAACGACACAGCGAATTTCAGAAAGAAATTGAAGAGCGTCCATACACGAAATATGTCAGACTATAATGATGACCGACCACAGCCACAGACCATACGATCCAGAAGACTTCAAACGTCGGGTCGAAGAACTCACCAGAGTCGCGGAAGAAGCACTGGTGGAAGCCAAAGCAGAAAACAGAAAGAGGAAGATCCAGCGCGTACTGGATCACTTCGAAAAAGAAGACCAGAATGATAACAAAGTATGAAGAAGGGGTGATCACCCAACAGCAGTATGAAGACATGATCCGTGACCCGTACCTGTTTTTCATCGATTCTTATGAAAAGAACAGGAACATCATCTTCATGTTCAGGACACTCACAGATGATGAAACGTTCATCGCTGGTATATACTACATGGACAAACAGTACGGTCAGATCACCGACACCATCACGTATGACCGCCGAAGGGTACCCGTATGGCTCGGTCATAAAGCCCACTGGTTCCAAGATACACCAGAGTACAGAGCCGCCAAACGGAAGATAAAAATACAGAGACTATTGAATGACATCGAATGACAAATCCGAATTTTACGAAGAGATCCTGACCACGCACCAGAGATATACAAACTTGGAAGCCATACTGGTATATCCGAAGCTTCCGAGCCGCTTCAAGGTAAGGTACAGACAACTTCACTTCGTACCACCAGCGAACGCGAACTTCCTTGACCGTAGCGACCTATGTGAGATCGTGTGGAACTGGATGGCTCGCGTGGAAGACCTGATCGAAGATATTCAGGACTGGCTGTTGATCAATATGTGAGAAGAAGGGGCACCAGTACGGTGTCCTTTTTTTATATCTGGACATCTACGAAATAATTCGTAATAATTGATTACAAAAGTGTTCATTTTCACCCGTAGGTGGGAAGAAACCTTTGTTTTCGGTGCGTAAATGGGCTTTTTGTGTCAGGATGAACTGACTGACCATCCAGCCACGCACCCGATCCCACCTGTCTGTTTTGGCCGCTTTTTGACCACTTTTTGAACATTTTGTTTGCACATCTGCCGTTCTGCCTTTGTAACTGGTTGAACTGGTGTGACTTGGGTGGCTTTGTTTCAGTACTGAGTGTATTGCGACATCTTTTTTTCGAAGGGGAACACAACTTCTGGATATATACTGATATAAGATAAAAACAAGTGAGAAAGCGATGTACATGTACAGTCTATATGACGAAGATGACAAAGAGTGGTACAACACCGAAGTGGCGGTGTTGATGACGGTGGGTTCGACCTTCTACCATTGGGGAAAGAAGTGGCGCGTGGATCTGTTCGCCTTTTATGGTGACGAAAGCTGGTCGATCCAGTGTCGCGAGGTGGTGGGTGAAGTCGATGTGGTGAAGTATATGACCATCCAGCACCGCAAACAGAAGATCCAGAAAATACTTGACGAACCAGATGAAAATATTTCCTGATAACGCAAAAGAGCGGGTCGGCTTCGGAATATATACTATAAAATATAACGAACCGAAATGGAAGAGACACTGAGAATGATCAACCTTGAACTGAACGCAAATCTGGACGCTGAACACGCGCTGAAGCTGTTGTACAGCCTACTGGCAGACATCGACGAACAAGTGGTATCTGGACACCTTCACCCGATCCGCGTGGCAAGACGCAAAGCCATACTGGCTGAACTGTTGACAAAGAATGACATCATACTGAAAGGTGGTGGTGTTAAATGAGATACTATGTAGAAAAGAAGATAAAGAAGGTCGATGACTACAACTTCGACGGATGTATTCGGATGTTGATGTCTTTCATCGCACAAACGAGTACCGATGATCTGTCATCGCAAGGATATAGATATCTGGAAGGATGGGAACTGGATCTGGCGAGAGAGTACCGCGCCCACCGCCATAAACTTCTCTGGAAGGGTATGGATCACTATGACTTCATCAACTCATTTTTGATGGCGAAGCGGGTGGAAGATCGGAAGAGAAAGATCGATGTGGCTTTAAATTCAAAAGATAGTGAGGTATGGTAGTGACAGAACAGATGATCCAGTCGGAGCGGTTCAAAGCCGCTCTGACCAGTCACCTTCAGAGCACCAGTGAGACACCGTCCATCCCGATCACTCTGGACACGGTCAGGATAAACGATGAAGGAGAAGTGATGGCAGTGGTACACGATGGCTGGTCGACCACTGTCTGTATTGTAAGACCAGCGCCGTGAGGGTTCTGGTCAACCAGATCCGAAAAGAGAAGATCCAGATCGTACTGGATGACATAAAAAATAATGATGAAAATACTTGAATACCAGATCAAACTTTTCCGACCCATCTTCTATAAGTGGAATGGAAGCGAATTATATTTTAAGAAATTGTAAAAGATGTGATAAAGAGTTTAAATGTTATCACCCGAAAAAGGTGTACTGTACACCACGTTGTCAGTCTTTGGCATATAATGAAGCAAACGCTGAAAAGATCAAATCCTATGCAGAGTAAAAAAGTAAGATGACATACTTTAAGATACACGAAAGAGATGGCTTTAAATGTATCTACTGTGGGAAGAGTTCAATCATAGATGGTGTGAAACTTCGCGTAGATCATATATATCCACGATCGAAGGGTGGTGATAATGATCCGAAAAACCTCGTTACCAGTTGTGAACCATGCAATCTACATAAAACAGACATGATCCTTTCAGACGATATAATATTGGAACTCTGGAAAAGGAATGACAAGCTGAATAAAAGATTCACCACTTCAGAATATACGACTCTGGTGACCGAATTCAACAAGATTTATAAAAGGTTGTAAAATAAAATGGTGTTTTACTGACCACCACGCCACTTTCCCGCCGTCTGGAATGTCTTTATGTCACACGACCAGTGGTACCCGTAGAATGAAGTAAAACCGCCTTGAATGGGCGGTTTCTTCGTTTATACAAGCATAGTATATATATCTGTCTCTTTATCGGTTGGCCTGATCCCAATACTCGAATTTATCGTTTACCCACAGGAATTCGTCATCGCGATACGGTGACATCCAGTCGCGTACCTCTTCATCGACTTCATCTGGATCAAATTTCGACTTGTCAACCTGACATAAGTACCAGTATGTCTTGAATTCATAAAGAATGTAAGAATCGACGATCGTGACGTATGGTTGCCAGTATTCAAGCCATTCGCGTGTCTCTCTGGCTTCGCGTGGTACCTCGAAGTCCACGGGGTCGAACTTGCTGGCATATACCCAAAATTCATTTTCTTTGAGTTCTGCCGCCGCTCTATACTTCGTCTCAGTTCTTTCAATGGTGGTGACCCACGGTCGGAAGAAGCGCATCACCGCCACCATTCTCTGTGTGAAGTTCATCTGTGTATGATCCATAATACTCTTTTATAGGTTCGTGAAGTACTGGTGTTTCTCCCTGAAGACGTTGTCGATCCGAAGTTCTTCACCCTTCAGTTCACGGTACTTCGCCACCAGATCTTCTTCGATCACGAAACGGGCGCATCCTTCGACCTCGAAGCTTCGCAAATACCCACCCGCCTTCGAGTTTGTCCAGTTGGTCACGGTGGCTCTGGACACATCCAGTATTTCCGCGACCTTCGACAGCTTGTACTTCACGGCCAACTTCACGTCGGGGTGAAGGGTGATGTCGCGATCCATCAACCGCTTCCTGAGCGCGGTGATCTCTTCACCGATCTGGTCGTGTAGGAGATCCAGACCTTTCTTCAGTTGTTCCACGTTTCTGAGGTCGGTCATCACCGTGGGGTTCTTCACCCGCTTGTTCTGGAAGTGGATGTCGATGAACTCACGGATCTTGTGGGGTTCCACTTTCCCGATCTCGTTCACCGTGTCCACCAGTTCACTGAGGTTTACCAGTTGTTGCCTTGAAATATCTTTCGCCATTATGCCACTTTGAATACGTCACCCCACGCCGACTTCACTTTCTTGTCCTTCACCTGTTCCGCGATGCGAATATACTTCCAGAAAGATTCGCTGTTGTACTTGTGACCACTGATCTTCTTCACTTCCAGATCGGTCATTCCCTTCGACAGAAGGAAAGAGATTCCAGACTTTCGGCAAACGTGCGATGACAGCATGTCCTTCGTATCGACCATTTCAGAGACGTGAACGCCGTTTCTGGTTCTGGTGTACTTGAACTTCTCCCAATTGTTCAGGATCATACCTTCGGTCTTCCCGTCTTCGATCTGTTGCTGGACGTAGGCCGCGAAGTGAGCCGCCAACGTACGGACGTTGTTGTTGTACGTCACCTGAATCCGCTTCGGGAGAAGGGTCGGGTATTTGCCACGGTACTTCTTTATGATCTCGATCCCTTTTTCGAAGAGCGGAATCCGAACGATGGCTTTCGTCTTCTTGTTCTCACGGATGATGTGCCATTCGTTGGGTGTGATGGAAAGGTCTTCTTCGGTGAGGTTCATCAAATCCGAAAGGCGAAGACAGGTGAAGATACCCATCAACACACAGTCTCTGATCTCTTCCATGCGTTCGGTCTTCTCTTTCTTCGTGAACACCAGCGGCATTTCTGCCAGAAGTTTGATTTCGTCTTCGTAAAAGATGATGAAGTCTTGGTCGGTGGACTCTTCCTTCAGGATGTACCAGTTCGCGAGGTTCACCTTCACGTCGGTGAGTTCGGTCTTCATCATCCACTTCAGGACGGTTCTGAGGAAGATGATGTCGCGACCCACGGTGCCGTCGAAGTTGTCCAGCGTGTACCAGCAGTATTCACAGTATGTGTGGTAGAAGTTGTCGTTGATGTTCTTCCAGTTCCGTACGTCGTATCCAGTCTTTTCGGCGAACTGGTGGATCTTGCTGGTGATGATCCTGTAGTTTTCGATACTGCCTTCCGACAGCTTCTTCCCGCGACCAGTCCTTCTTTCACCAGAGATCGACGCTTTGATGAAACGGTCGATCACGCCGAACAGATCCAGCTTCAGGCCGTTCGCCTTCGTTGGCTGTGGCGTAGGCCGTACACCCGTCTTGTAATATTTTGCGATCTCGGAAGGCTTCAGGTCTTCATTCGCGTCGATGAGGTTCTGGACTTTCTTCAGCACCTGTTTGATGGTGCTGTTCATCTCCATGTTGTGAGCCACGCCGCGCGGGATCATTCCAGACGCTGTGAGTCTGTCGGCTTTTATGCCAGTGCTGATCCGTAGGGTGTCGCCGTTCTGTGTGGCGTAGATCACCACGGTACCACGGTAAAGTATCGGTTTCGCTTCCAT